TCGCGGGATCAGGCTGCGGTGCTTTTCGCTCTGGCAGCAAAGATCGTTCGAATGTCTCCGGATTTGAAAGCCTACGTTGCGATTCGGGACACGGCCAAGCAATTGTATTGCCAGGAACTCGGAACGCTTTACCGGGCGCTGAGTGCGGACGCTTCAACGGCCTACGGCATTTCGCCCATTTTCGTCGTTCACGACGAACTCGGCCAGGTTAAGGGGGCAAGGTCGGAGTTGTACGAAGCCTTGGAAACGGCGAGCGCTGCTCAGGAACATCCGCTGTCGGTGATTATCAGTACCCAGGCCCCGACGGATGCTGACTTGTTGAGCCTCTTGATCGACGATGGGCTGACGGGGTCCGACCCGCGCATCAAGGTCGAGATTTATACTGCGTCGCTGGGCCTGGACCCGTTCAGCGAGGAAGCTATCCGGGCGGCCAATCCGCACTTCGACGAGTTCATGAATCAGGAGGAGGTTTTCCGGCAGGCATCGGACGCCAAACGTATGCCGAGCCGTGAGGCGAGTTACCGTAACCTGATTTTGAATCAGCGGATTGAGGCTAGGAACCCGTTTGTTTCGCGCGAGGTATGGAAGGAAAACGGCGCTGCGCCGCAGGAACTGGAAAACGGAGACGAGCTTTTCGCAGGTCTTGATCTGTCGAGCGTGTCGGACCTGACGGCCTTGGTGCTGATGCATGATCGTGATGGCGCCTGGGATGTCCACCCGACGTTTTGGCTACCTGAAACTGGGCTTGCAGAAAAGTCTCGCCTGGATCGTGTTCCCTACGATACGTGGGCAAAACAGGGATTCTTGCTAACCACGCCAGGGGCCTCGATCGAATACGAGTTCGTCGCCGAACATCTGCGTGGTGTGTTTGACCGCTATAACGTCAGGGCTTTGGCGTTCGACCGCTACAACATTAAGTTTCTGAAGCCGTGGCTAGTCAAGGTCGGCTTCACCGAAGAAGAACTATTGCGATTCGTGGAATTCGGTCAGGGCTTCATTTCCATGAGTCCTGCTATTCGAGAGCTTGAATCGTTACTCCTATCCAGGAAGATCAGGCACGGCATGCACCCTGTGCTGACGATGTGCTCGAACAATGCGACGGTCATTACCGACCCGGCTGAGAATCGCAAGTTCGTGAAGGGCAAAGCAACCGGGCGCATTGACGGAATGGTGGCGCTTGCGGAAGCCGTGGGCGTAATGCCGAGCCCGGCCGCTGAAAGTTACGTTACCGGAAAGGCGTTCGCCTTGTGAATATCCTCGACTGGTTCAAAGGCCGGCAGAAGAAGGACGCCAGCTTTGAGACGGTGCTGCGTTTGCTTGCTGCGGAGATGGGGATATCTGGGTCAGTTACGCCGGATACCTGCATGAGCTCTCCGACGGTACACGCAATCGTTACTGCGATTTCTCGTCGCTTGGCTTCGACTCCAGTTCATGTCTATGAGACAGGCACGAGAAACAAACGAGAGACTAAGGAGAAACTGCCGAATCATCCTGTAGCTCAACTGCTGAGACAGCCTAACGAATGGCAAAGCCGTTTTGACTATTGGCAGGATGCGGCAAGCACATACGTCCGACATGGGAAATTCATCGCCAAGATCGGGCGAGGATCAACCGGCCCGATTCGCAGGCTCTATCCGATAAAGCCATCGGGTGTTGAGATCAAGCAGGACCGCGAGACTCTGGCGGTAAGTTTCAGGTATGGGACAGAGGAATGGGCTTTCGACAAGGTTCATTTCGTTCGAGGTCCATCGCGCGATTTTGTTTCTGGTGATTCTCCGGTAAATGACGTAGCGACGACGATCGGACTTGAGATTGCCGCGGAGAAATATGGAGAAGCGTTTTTCGCAAACGGCGCCGTGCCGTTGATAATGTTTCAATACGCACAAGGGTTCAAGGGATTCAAGACTCCGGAGGATGAGGATCAATTCGTCGCTACCTTTCAGAACGCCTTTCGGGGAGATAAACGTCACCGTGCTTTCATGCTTCCGATGGGGATTGAAGCTAAAGACCCTGTGAAGGTAGAGAACGACAAAGCGCAGTTTCTCCAAACGCGCCAACTGCAACGGACCATCATTGCCGGAGCGTTTGGTGTTCCACCCTATCACGTCGGCGATCTTGCTTCGGGCAAGTACGACAACATAGAACAGCAATCAGGGGACTTCACGCTGAACGTCATCATGCCGGTTGTGCAGTCGTTTGAGGCAGCGATGGAGCGTGACTTTTTCACCGCTGCCGACAGGAACTCCGGTCTGAAGATACGCTTTAACCTGGATTCGGAGCTGCGCGCGTCATTTATGGAGCGCCAGCAAGGGTTGGCGATCCAACTCCAGAATAGTGTGATTGTGCCCAACGATTGGCGCGAGCGCGAAGGCTATCCGCCGAGGACTGATCCTGGAGGGGAAGAATTCCAACAATCGGTCCAGACGCAATCTGCGAAGCCCGCAAGCAGTTCCCCGGCTCCGGCCCCATAGATGGAGAATCCTATGCGAATCACGACGCGGCTGGAAATCAAGTCGCTCTCAAGCATGCAATTCGAGGGGCACGGTGCGGTATTCGGCAACGTCGATCTCGGTGGCGATGTTCTTATGCCAGGGGCGTTTGCCCGCACGCTTGCGAAGCACAAATCCGAAGGCACGTTCCCGGCGATGTTCTGGATGCACGATCAGACGCGCATCCCTGGGAAATGGCTGGACATAATGGAGGATGACACTGGATTGCCTGTCAAAGGAGAACTCGCGCAAACAGACCTCGGGAAAGAGGTCCATACGCTCCTCAAGATGGATGCGGTGGGAGGTCTTTCGATAGGGTATATGCCTACCGATGTCGATTACGCCGCTGATGGCGTGCGGTTGCTAAACGAGGTTGACCTGTTCGAGGTTTCCATCGTCGCCATTCCGATGAATCCGAAAGCGCAGATAGCCCATGTCAAGTCACGATTGTCTGCCCGCGGTGAATACGTCCCCACAGACAAGGAACTGGCGGAATTGAAACGAGATGCGGAGCGGCATTTGCGTTCCAAAGGCTTCAGCCGCGTACTGGCGATGCAGTGCGCGAAGAATCTTTTCATTGAATTGGCTCCGAGCGCGATGCCGGAACCTAAAACAGATCACCAGGGCGAGCCTGATGGTCATCCCAAAAGCCAGCCGAGCGCGACGCCCGATGAGCTTGAAGTCATAGCGGGGCTAACCGGGTTCAAGGATCGAATGATTCTGCAAGACCTGGCGATGTCCTATCAACGAATTTTCAGGAGATGAACATGGCAAACGAAATCCTACAGAAAATCGAAGAGTTCGGCGAAGCCGTAACTCAGATGCGCAAGGCGAACGACGAAAGCATTGCCGAGATGAAGAACGGCAACGAGTCCAGAGCGAGGGAACTTGAGATCAAGTCCGACAGTTGGAACAAGAAGATCGACGAACTGCTCAAGGTGACTTCCGCCCTGAACAAGGAGAACGAGGGGCAGAAAACACGAATCGAGATACTGGAAGCGCTGTCCGATCGTCCCAAGGGCACTCCCGCGGAGCAGCTCGAACAGAAGCATGCGCAGGCATGGGTCAAGTACATGCGTAGCGGCTTCAAGGATTCGGCCCTCGAATCCGAGGTGAAGGGTTTCGAGAAACAGATCAAGGCGAACGAAGTGCTCTCCGGGACGGCTCTCCAGGGCGGCAATGCCGTTCCGAAGATCGTTTCAGAGGCGATCGAAAAGCTGGTGCTGAAGCTCTCGGATATCCTTCCGGAGGTCAACAACGTCGCTGCGGGTAGTCCGGATTACAACGAACTGGTGACGATCGCAGGGGCAAATGGCGGATGGTCTTCGGAGACCGGCAGCAGAACTCAGTCCCGCGCGGCGAACCTGCGCAAGGTGACGATCACTCACGGCGAGCTGTATGCATTCCCGCGTGCGTCGAACTGGTCGCTTCAGGACCTCTTCTTCGATGTCCTGGGCTGGCTGACGATGGATGCGGCAGATACGTTTGCTGTCAGCATCTCGACTGCGATTCACGCAGGCACTGGCTCGTCTCAGCCTACCGGCATGACGACCGGCGCGCCGACCAATGCAGACGACTACGCATCTCCGATGCGTGCTGCAGCGGTCTTCGAGTACATCGCTACTGCGTCTTCGCCGATCACCACGGAGCCCAACATCGACGACCTGATCGACCTTCAGATGGCTGTTCGCCGGCCGTATCAGCCCAATGCCAAGTGGGCGATGAACTCGGTCACGATGGGCAAGCTGCGTCAGAAGAAGGACACGGCCGGCCAGTATCTCTGGCAGCCGAGCGTCCAGTCAGGAATGGCGGACCTCTTGCTCGGCAAGCCGGTGATCGTCTGGGAAGACATGGCGAACTACGCGGGTAACGCGATTCCGATTGCCTACGGCGACTTCCGGCGCGCGTACACCTACGCGAGGATCGGTGCGATGAGCATGATTCGAGACGAGGTGACCGTGCCTGGCTTCACGAATTTCCTTCTGGCGCAACGGGCCGGGGGAATTCCGCGTAACAATGACGCGGTCAAGTTCTTGAAGCAAATCGCGTCGTAATAGGATTAGGTGGGGGTCGATTCTGCCCCCACCTTTTTCCATGTTCACTGGATATCAGAACAAGGCAGTTCGTGGATACGCGAACAAGCTGGTTCATCCTCGCCTCCGGCCCATCGCTGACGATGGAGGACGTGAATGCGATCAGGAATCAGCCGACGATAGCGATCAACGACAACTACCTGTTAGCGCCTTGGGCCGATGTGTTGTACGCCTGCGACGTATGCTGGTGGGACTGGCACGCTGATCGCCAAGAGTTGAAGTCGTTCCAGGGCCGCAAGATCACGCAGGACAAGGAGGCGGCCGAGAAATATGGTCTCGAATACATCGAAAGCAGGGACGCAGACGGTCTTTCGCGCGATCCTGCGTACATCCACAAAGGATCGAATTCCGGGATTCAGGCGATCAACCTTGCGTACCATCTAGGGGCGCGCAGGATCGTGCTGTTGGGCTACGACATGCAGGCGACCGGAGGTAAGACGCACTGGCACGGCAAGCACCCGGGCGAAAGTTCAGACTATGGGCCGTGGCATAAGTGGCTGT